CTCCTCGCGGAACACGTTCAGCCCTTCCTCGCCGCGCGCCTCACGCCGGAGCTGCATCATCGAGACATCGAAGTGCCGCTCGAACGCGACACGATCCGACAGCGCCATGTAGACCCCGACGGCCTCGTGTTTCGTCCCGTCGAGCATGACGGCGACCACGCGCATCGACGCCATCACGGCCGCCCTTCGCCGTTGCCGGGCAGCACGATCTTCTGCTGCGGGACGGTGATGTCCGGCCGTTGGCCGAGGATGCCGACCAGGTCGACGATGTGCTGTCGCTGCTTGAGGCCGTCGGTGATGCACTTGAGCGCGCGCTGACAGCGATCCTTCGTCCCGACGACGAGCGCCGTCTGCAGCGGACCCGCTTGGGCGAGCGCGGGCGCGAATGCCATCAGGATCGAGTTCCCATCGGAAGCCTGCAGGACAGCGAACGAGAACACGTTGTCCGCGTTCAGCACCTCGCTCCCGAGGTCGTTGACGATGAACATGGTGCCTCCCTGTTCCCGCGGGTTAGGAGCCCGCGTAGTTGGTCGCCGCGTCCTGGTTGTGAACGACGGCGGTGAACGCCGCGGCCGCTGGCTTGACCACGGTGCCGGTGAGCTCGATCTCGACCGGCCCGCCCGCGGGGTCGGGCTCGGGGTAGTCGCCCATGAACGCGATGCGCGTAGCGGTCATATCCAGGTCACGGGTGCCGGCCGTGATCGTGAACAGCGTGTGGAAAGATCCATACACTGGCGCGCTCCCGAGCGCGGTTCCGGCGTCGGCGCCGGTCACGACTGAGCGCCACAGCGTCGTGTTCGTCGGGATCAGTCGGAGCGTCACGGTGATCTCGTGCAGACCCGGCCACACGTCGATCGGCTCGAGCGACCGGGAGACGCGCACTGCCTCGAGGTGGTTGGCGATCGTGATGGTGCCGCCCGTGATGTCGGCGGTGACCGGCGTCGTCGAGTCCGAGTCGATCTGGAAGACGCCGCCCGCGGGGTAGAACGACTGCTGGTCCGAGTCGTCGGTGGTGGGGTCACCGGAGGTCGTGTACGGGGAGCCGACGGTTCCCATCATCCGCACGCCCATCTCGACCGGCTCGGCCTGGTTCCACGAGAACGACAGCACATCGACGCGGCAGTCGCGGATCTTGTGGTACTCCGTGTCGAGCCGGGTCGCCGCGGTGAGGTAGCCGGGGACGTCGGCCGGGGTGAGAGTGTGGGTGAACGGGTCACCGGCGCCGGTCGTGTTCCGTGACCCGAGTGCGTTCTCGAGCAGCATGACGACCGACCGGGGCCACGCCCTCGAAACGGCGTCGACCGTCCACTGGGCGCCGGATCGGTAGGCCGATGGCGGGAAGCGGTTGGCCGTCGTGAGCTCCTCGTACGCCTGGTCGACCCCGGCGTCGAGGATGGAGCCCGACCGCACCCCGAACCCGTACTTCCGGCTCGCCGCCAGGGTGCCGAACGAGGTCTGCTTGTCGAACGCGACGACCGCGATCTTCTTGTTCAGCGCCACCTCATGCCTCCTTGTCGGACGACTTCACCCGTTCCGCGAGGCCGAGGCTCTCGAGCTGCTCGAGCTGCGCCCGGTTCGCTTCCTTCGCCTCATGCACGCCCTGCTTGAACTCGGTGTCCGGCCCGAACTGGTTCGACACCGAGACGTCTTCCTTCACGCGGAACTTCACGACGACCTCCTCGTCACGAGAGCCATGCCCTGAACTCGACGTCAGCGCGGACGAACAGCCCGCGCGCGTTCTCGGCGGGCGCCGCGGCCTTGCGGATGCGGGTCAGCGTCGCGTCGAAGACTGTCTCCTGCAGTTTCCAGTCGTCGCGCAGCGCGATCTCGAGCTCGGCGACCATCTCGAGGATGCGGTCGCGCGCGGTCGGGTAGTCGCTGCCGGGGACCGTGTGCCAGAACCACACCTCGAGCGAGGCCGTCTCGGTCTTGGCCTGCGTGCCCGATCCGGTGATCTCCCACGTCTGCTCGGACGTGGCCTCCTCACCGATCCACACGTGCTCGTTGGCGAGCTCATCTCCCGGCCACCCGTAGGACAGCGGCACGCCCGAGAGCGGGTTGCCCCCGATGGCAGCGCGTCCCTCGAGCAGGTGGAACAGCCCTATCTCAGCGGCGGCGAGGCGCGACGTCCGCGACATCAGCCGACGGGGATGATCTTCCGCGCGGCCAACACTAGGTCGACGTCACGAATCCCGAACGGCGAGGTAGGTCGACCGAAGTTGTATGTGCCCGCGTCGGTGATGAGCTGCGTGACCCCGGCCGGGATGCCGCCTCCCGCGGTTGCGCTCAACACGTTCGACCGGATCGCGGTCAGCGCCGCCTCTCGGACGTCTGAGGGAACCGTGTCGAGGCCGTGCTCGTAGATGATCTCGACGTTGCGCCGGCCAACGCTGAAAGCCCCGGTGTCACGGGCCACGAGTCCTTCGGGATACAGGTCCCACGTCGTAAGGCCGGTCTGGGCGACGCCGCCCACCTTGCACGACAGCACCGTCTGGGGATACGGATGGCGCAGCTCGAGCTCGTTGGTCCCATCGCCGTCGCGCACCTCGCGGGCGTACCGCGGCACGAACGCCACGCCGCAGTATTGCTCGGCGAGATCCTCGAACCACTGTCGCGCCTCGGCGAGCTGGGCCGGGGTCTTCGTCGACAGCCCGGACTCGGCCTGCAGATCGGCGAGCGCGACGACGTAGCCGCCAACGACCTCCACGTACGACGTCTGCCGCTGCACGACGCCGCCGAACGTGCCCTCCCACACGATCTGGAACCGCTCGAGCACCGACTGCGGCGCGAGCGTGTACGAGTAGTGACCCGTCGCGCCGTGGGTCGTCGCCGCGTCGGTGGCGAAGATCGAGCCGTCGCCGCGGAAGATGTCCACCGTGACGGACGCGTCGGCGTCGGTCGGCGTCGTGCCGACGTAGAACACCACCTCGGGCTGCGCCCGTGTGTCACGGAGGACGCGCTGAACGGTCACCTACTTGTCAGCGACTTTCTCGGCGTGTCCGGCAGCGATGAGCTCCTCGGCCACCTTCGGGTCGATCGTGACCTCCTCGAGCTGCTCGAGGTCGCGGACGTACACCCGCCCGTCGGGCCGCTTGAGCTCCTCGCGCTTCCACGTCTCGATGCCGCGCGCCTCGAACGCCGACGGGTACAGGATGCGGACCTTCGTGCCTGCCATCTTTCCTCCCTCCGAGGGTGAGGGGACCGGAGTCCCCCCACCCTGCACCGGTGCCACGGTCGCCTTCGTCAACGGCATTACGTGGCGCTGTTCTTGTAGAACTTCACCGCCGCGGCCGACCCGTTGATGATCTGCTTGCCGTCCGTGCGGAAGATCGCACGGAAGCTCACCAGGTCGTTCGCGAAGGCGAAGTCATCCGACCGCTCGAAGGCGATCTCCCGCACGTCGCGGATCGCGTAGTACTTCGAGAAGTCCCCGAACGCGACCGAGTTGGCGTTGGCCGCCATCACGGCCATGTTCGGGTCGGTCAGCACCGGACGCCCGAAGATGGTGTCCGGCGCCCCGGCCTGCAGGCCCGGCTGCCACAGGAAATTGCCGAGCCCGGCGCCGCCGGTGTCGTCCCTGATCTTCCGCGTGATGGCCGCCGTCAGGTCGTTCATGATCCACGTCGCGTTCCGACGGTAGCGGGTCACGATCGAGTGATACAGGTCGACGATGTCGTTGGCGATCCAGGTGAGCGTCTGGCCGGTGACCCCGGTCTTACCCACCGTCGGGGCGTTGGCGATGCCCTGAGGCTGGCCGGTGCCGGTCCCGGTGACGAAGTACGTCCCGGTCACGTTCCCGATCGCCTCCCCGGCCTGCTCGGCGAGGTAGCCCAGCAGGTCGACCCCGGTGTCCTGGATCAGCTCCCGCGAGACCTGGATCAGGTCGCCGAACTTGTAGGCGTTGAGCGTGACCTGGCCGAAGGCCGGATCACCTTCGGTCAGCGCCGCACCCTCCGTCAGAAGCACGGCCGTACCGTGTGCCGTGGTCTTCGGCACCGGCAGGTCGCGGCCTTCGGCGGTCTGGAACACCCGTGCGTTGGTCTGGCGAACCGCCGCCGCCTCGACCAGGTGCGTCATGAGCTCGTTCACGAAGTCTTGCGGGACGGTGAAGCCGCCGGCCGTGGTCGTGCCCTTGACCAGGTCGTGCGTCTCCCAGGTCAGCGTGATCGCCTTCGGGGCGTACACCTCGGCGTTGGGCAGCGAGGCCGACATCCACGTTCGGATGCGGTCCTCGACCGCCTTGTGCTCGGCGAAGTCCTCGGCCTCGGACCGGAACAGCTCGCTGTACTTCTCGCGCTGTTTGGCCTGCTCGGACTCGTGCTCGAGCATCGACGTCATCACTTCGATGCGCTTGCCCTTGTCGACGATCACCCCGTCCAGGGCGTCCCACTTGGCCTGTCGTTCCGCGTTGCCCGGATCGTCGAGGCTGCCCTCCATCTCGATGAAGATGGCGCGCTGCTCCTCGATGTCGCGGCGCCGTGAATCGTGGAGCTCGCGGATCAGCTCCCGAGTGCTTGCCATCGTGCCTCCTGTTCTGCGAGGTCGGCTGCGTGTTCGTCCATGCGCCGGGTGAGCCGGTCGCCGATCGACGATGCGGCGGCCTCATCGGTGCCGCGGTCGTCATCGGACGATGACTCGGCCTGGTGCGCCTGTAGATGTGCCCTGACTGTTTCGACGGATTGCTTGAGGTCCGGTGCTCCACCACGAGCGCCGCTCAACGCCCCAAGCGCTGCGGCGACGCCGGCCGAGTCGGCGCCAGCGCCGGGGCGCTGGTGATGCGGCAGGGTCCAGTGGGCGGCCGTGTCAGGGTCCGAGTCGTTGGAACGCTCGAACGCGATCTGCCGGAAGTCGGCGGCGGTCGAGCACGCCCGCATCGCTGCGGCACCATCCCAATGCTCCTCGAGGAACTCGATCAGATCCATCGAGTGCAGGGCGGCCGTCGCACCGAGGTTCCGCGGGAACGGCGTCGGGCCGAACTCGCCCAGGATCGCCTCGGTCACCCTGCGCTCGTTGCCCTTGTCGTCCCACGACTGCGCGATCACGCCGAACCCGACCGACATGGCGCGCAGCGCCCCCGATGCGAGCAGTGGGATCACGATCTCGTCGTTGTACGACGTGTGGGCGAGCGGTGTCTCGGTCCACAGACCCTTGCGATCCGTCCGCAGCACCGAGGGCACCCCGAGCGGCTTCGTCCCGATCTGAGGGTCGCGGCCGTGGTGGTAGAGCACCTGGATCTGGCCGGCGCGTTCCTTGAGCGTCTTGTCCCACACGCGCGGGTCCATCACGACCGTCTCGCCGGCGTCGCCCATCATCGGCACGTCGAACGCGCTCGCGTATCCGACCATCGTGCGACCGTCGCCGTCTGAGTGCAGCTCGAGCTGCGCAAGCTCGAACCCCATCGTCTCGTACTCCATCTGCCTCACGGGTTCACCTCCGCTGGAACCTTCCCGTTGGAGCTCGGTGCCGATTCGGGTTTGGCCTCCATCTCACCCGCCGGGGTGAGGATCTGCATCTGCGCCGGAAGGATGAACCGGTCGCCCCCTGGCACCGGAGCCTTGTCCAGGATCGCCCGCCAGTCGTTGCGGGTGATGACCGCGTTCTGCAGCGCCGTCTGCAGCACCTTCGCCTCGGTCTCCGAGTCGGCCTCGAGCAGCGCCCTTGGGTTCAGCCGTAGGAACTGCCCCCGCGGCAGCAGTTGGCTCATCGCCTGCTCGAACCGGATCATGTGACCGCGCAGCGTGAACCGGTACAACCCGATCCCCTGCTGCTCGACCCCGGTGCCCCAGCTCGTCTGTTTCTCGGTCAGCCCGACGAGGTGGGGCGGGATGCCGTAGAACCTCGACGCGATGTCCTCGACCTGGAACGCCCGCGTCTGTAGGAACTGCCCCTCCTCGGGCGTGACGGACATCGGCTTCCACTTCGCACCGACCAGGATGCCGGGCTCGTACGCACGATCGGTGCCGGCGTGCCGACGCCGCCAGTTGGCTTTGGTTAGGTCGACGTTCTCCTGCGTCGCCGTCGGCTCGAACTCCATCAGACCCGCGAGCGTCTGTCCCCGGCCGTAGAACCGCGCACCCTGCTTCTCGGCGGCCAGCGCCAGCCCGATCGACTGCATCGCCGCCGCGATCGGGGACAAGCCGCGCCCGGTCCCCCCCGACGCGAGTCTGATGTGCAGCACCTCGCCGCCGGGAGCGGTCGGCCCGTACCGCTCGAGCTCACGCTGGCCGTCCCACAGGAAGAACGTCTGACCGTTGCGACGACGCTTGACCTGCACCATCTGCGGGTTCAGCGTGTTCAGCTCGCTCGGGAACGTCGTCGAGTCCCGAGCGGTGATGACGATGAACGCGTTCCCATCCATCAGCAGCGACTCGAAGACGCGCTCGGTGAACTCGAACCACGTCGCCTCCGGGTTCGGCTGCTCGAGCCACGCGGGAGGCCGCTCGACTGGCTGGCGGATGTCGCCCTTCTTCCGCACCACGTCGGCCGGCAGTCCCGCGAGCGTCTCGGAGATCAGCCTCACGCACCGCCACACGACCGACAGGCGCAGCGCGCCCTCCTGCGAGACCTCCACCCCGGCGTGGACGGGCTCGCCGATCGACTCGCCCCGACCCCACAGATCCATCCGGTCGATGGCGTGCTGTTCGGCGCGGCGCTCGGGCGCCCAGAGGAACTGATCCAGCCGTTCGAGCAGGCTCATCCGGTCTCCGTATCGTCGAGGTCGTAGTAGCCGGGCGCGAGCGTCGTGACCGTTGACCGCAGGGCGAGCGACGCCGCCATGATCGGCGTGATGTCGGCCACCGACCCCTTGCGCGACCACGCCCACATATCGCCGACGACCTTGCGCACAGCCCCGTGGATCGCGGCGTCGAACGCCTGGTCGGTGCGGAAGCGCACCGTGCCCTCGATGATCGCGTCGTACGTCGCGGCGCACGCCTGCAGCACGGTGCGGCCGGTCATCCGCTCACACCGGCGCAACGAGTCGGCCACCACCCCCGCGGGACCGCCGAAGTCCAGGGCGATCGCCGTGCCGTGGCGGTCGATGAGCTCGTTGGCGCGATCGACGACCCACCCGATCCCCGGCCGGTGGTCGATGAGCTCGACGACGCCGTTGGCGCCCGCGGCCACGATGGCGGCCGAGGCCCGGTCCTCGGCGACGTCCAGGCCGAACCGTAAAGCGCCCTCGGGCTTGGCGGTCGGGTCGCACGCCCGTTGCCAGGTCTCGAGCGGCAGGATCATCTCGACGCCCATCGTCGGCCGGTTCCCGTAGGCCCGGCGAAACTCGCCGGGTTTCATCGCCAGACGTTCGGACTCGATCGACCGCTCGGTGATCGTGAACCCGAGCGCGGGCATGAACGACCACCACGACTCGCGGTCCTCCGGATCCCATTCCTCCGGCGCCGACCACTCGAAGTACGCGATGCCGTGACCGACATCGGCCTCCACAGCCCGCCGTCCCGCCGCGACCTTCGCGTTGTACACCGTCGAGGCGGCGGTCCCGGCCGTCGAGCAGATCAGGAGCTGCCGGTCCTCCCGCGTGATCATCGCCGGCCGGAGCCCCTGCTCGCGCCGGTCGTCGTAGTCGTGCCAGACCTCGTCCATCACGGCCTGGTCGAGCGTCTTCGAGTGCCCCGAGGACGCCGACGTCGACAGGATGCGGATGAGCGAGCCGTTACGGAACCGGACGGCCTCGTTGCCCATCCCGCGGTTGATCGCCGCGATCTTGCCGGCGAGCTCGGACGCCTCGAGCTGCGGGAACAGCTCGTCGATCCACTTGTCCCGCGCGTCCTTGCCTGTCTGGGCGGTGAAGGCCGAACGCTGAGGTGAGCCCCAATGCAGGCAGCGATCGAGCTGCCACGACAGATTCAGCGTGGTCTTCCCCGATTGCCGCGGGACCGTGACGATGACCTCGTTGTACGCCGGGAACCCGGTCTCGGCCTCGATCTCGCACCCGACGTCGGCGACGTAGGACTGCCACGGCATGAACGGCACGCCGAGCACCTCGGCCAGCGCAGCGAGCCGGTGCCCGAACGTGAACCGCTCGGGTCGGCGCCGCGTCGCGTACCTGGGCGCGCAGGCCCCTACCATTCGCGGCTGGGCCGCCGCTCGGCCTGTACGTGCCCTGCGTGTGTCTTCCGGTTGTGACAGGTCCGACAGACCGAGCGCAGGTTCTCGAGGTCGTACAGGGCGCCGCCGATGTGCCAGTCGATGATGTGATCGACGTCGCTCGCGCGCCCGGTGCACCGCGGTCCCCGTATCTGACACTGCCACCCGTCGCGCTGAAGGACGGTCAGTCTGACCTGGCGCCACCGCGAGCCGTACACGACGTTGCGAGTCATGCTCATCGGGCGTCCCCGCAGGTCAGCGGCCCTGGGGATAAATGGCGACTGGCGGGTGTCGCGGCGTGAATCCGCGCGAACTTTCGCACCGCACTCCCTCCCGAACGACGGAGCCTCGCTCTTTCACCCCGATGAGACGGGGCGGGCGTTCGGCCCGTATAGGTTCGACCGCTTCACCCCGGCACGCTGGGCCTTGCGTCGTTCACGCTGGGCCGTGGCCTGCTCGGCGTGAGACAGACGCCATGTCGTGACGTAGATCATGGCGGCACGCAACCGCTCGGGGTCATCGGCCATCATCCCGAGACCGAGGTTGCACGGTGAGCAGAGCAGGCCTCGAGGTCTACCGCTCAGATGGTCATGGTCGGGGATGAGCTCCATCCCCTGCTGATCCCCGCAGATCGCGCACCTGCCACCCTGCGCCTCGAGCAGCACCATGAAGCCATGCTCGCCTCGGTTGTATCCGTCGGGGACCTGCAGCCTGCCACCGGGAGAACCCACGTCGTTGCCTCGCTTGAGGTCGTAGGGTGTCCGTGGCCGGAGCGACCCCGATCATACATCCGTCGGATAACTGCACGTCAAGGGCTACGTGCGATGGTCAACTACATTCACGACTCGAGCCCTGTCCCGATGAGCACGCCGCCCTCGATGCTGTCCGCCTTGCCGTCGTCGCCCTCTCGGCCTGCCGTTGCATCGGTGTCGAGCTCGAGTGCAGACGCCATCGCACCACTACCCTGCAGCGTGACCAGTGCGTCGGCGTCGCCCTCGGTGATGAACACTGGGGTGACAACGACTACGCCAGATGGCCCTAGGGTCAGACGTCGTGGTAGCCGAGCATGGAGCTGTGGTGCTCGACGTCGCCGTGGCTGGCGACGCCGAGGGAGCAGGGATGCACCAGCGACAACAGTGCGTGAGCCGACCCAGCCTCGTGCCCTGCGCTGGCCGTAAGCCTGGCGTGGACCCCGGCGGTAGACCGGGGCACTCATCGGCGCAGCAACACGTTCCGGCTCATGGGGTGAGACCGCACGAGCGCCCTCCCTGTCGGCCTCGATCCTATGGACAGCGGGCGGTGCTTTCGCTGCATGGCGTTGATCCCAGCCTGCCGTGACCGTGGACGCCGCGACGCCTTGCCCTTGGGCCGTGTCGCCAGCGAGAACACCGTCGGCGCAACGAACACCGAGCCGATGATCCGGCGGTGATGTAGGAACGCCATCGTGCGCTGCTGCGTGGGGTAGCGCCTACGGTGACGCACCCCACGATGGCGAGCCTGTAACTGCAGCGAGGACCGCGCCGGCCTCGAGCCGATCGCCAGTGGCCGGCGCTGGTGGTAGACCGCCTGCTGGATCGCGCGCCTGGGTGGCTGGCGGAACCTCACCGGACCGTCACCAGCTTCGCCATCGTTCGCCTATGCAGCAGGGACACCGTCGGAGCTGCGCCCGTAACCCCGAATGCCCTGCGCCGCCGATAGATCGCCAGCCGATGTGCGTTCCGGGAGGGCTGACGGTGCAGCCCCATCGGTTAGCCGAGTTCTTCGACGTAGCAGGTGCCGGAGAACGTCGTCGACGCGGACGGTGCCTCAAGCAGCCGCACCAGGAGTTTCGAGTTGCCGCCGTTGTCGACGCACAACGTCAGACACTCCGGCGGTGGAACCCAGAGCAGACCCACCCGAGTATTGAACGTCGAGACGTGGGCGACGAAGTTCGAGCCGGACGTGGTCGCCGCAGTCGTGTTCGCCGCTTCGGCGGTGAATGACGCCGCCACGTCCCCAGGGTTCAGCGGAACCGGGGTCGGGGTTGTCCCGCCCGAGCCGGAGGTGATCGTCGCACCGCTGAAACGGGCGATGGCCCACCGCACCATGTCTTCGTTCGCATCGCCGGTTCTGTTCGTCTGGCCGATGTCGATCGCCAGGATCCGGATGGGCTTGTCGGCCGCCGGGTCGAGCTCGAAGAAGTCCGCCGCCGTGGTGATCGCCACGTTGTCGAACTGGACGGTGTAGATGCGACCCTGCATGGTCCCTCCTATCGTCGGCCGAGTAGGTCTCGGCGAGCGAGGCTTGCGATGAGCGAAACCGCCGCAGACACGATGGCCTTGAACGGGATCGGCCGGAACTTGTCAGGTGTCGAGGTCGTCCGGTTGCTCGTCCATCCCGGTCCATCGTTGTTCTTTCGGAACTGCCCGTTCAGACTCTGACCCTGGAAGGCTTCCCTGGTTCCTGACCCGGTCGTGTTCGTGCTGTGGAGGAAGAACCGCCAACCTCCCCTGAACGCGCCCTCGATGCTGCCGTGAAATGCCGACCCCGTGGAGTTGCCGATGAGAGCCATCGGTTATCCCTGACAGGTTCGGATGAACCCCATGACCGCACCGAGGGTGGCTGCGTTCGCGTACATGAGGAGGCTGAGTGCCCCGGTCGCCAAGCTGACATTAGCCAGCTCGATCAGACCCGACAGGTCCGACGGCAGGTCTCGCTCGAGATAGATGCTCGCCGCGTTCAGCATGGGTATCCACACGAGCGGCTGCACGATGGAGATAGCAACGTCCCCAGTGGTGTCGAGCGCCGCCACCCGAGCCGATGAAACGATCTGTTTGACCCCGGTGTCACCGGCCTCAAGTTGAACGAATGGGTGCGACACGCTGACGTGGGCGACGAGCCGGTCCACGGGGTCGGCCGTCGCGGGGAGTGCGTTCGCGGCACTCACCGACGAAGCGCCGCCCTGGTCGAGGTAGGTCACGGCCCAGGTTCCTGCGCCGGGGGTCGCGCGAGCCGTTCTGACGGTGGCGATGAGCTGGGCTCCGACGCCTGCACCTCCGCCATAGTCGCGCGTGACGGTGTCGGGCGTGCCCGTGGTCTCGGTCGTGGACACCGACAGGCGATAGGCCCCGCCCGAGATGTGGCGGTCGATGAGCAGAGCCATGAAGTGCGCCGACCCCGCGAAGATGCCCATGGTCAGCAGGTAGGATTTGTCCGAGCCCGACGGATTGAAAGGCGATCCGCCGAACAGCGTTCCAGTCGTTGTGGCGTCAAGCGCAGCGTCAGTCGGGGCCGTTGTGCCGAGGAACGTTCCGGCGCCCCCGGAGCCAGTAGCGCGCCAGGTGTCGTACCAGAACCCTGCCGCAGTGGTGATCGACGCCTTCTGGAACGCCGCGTCTCGCGCCTTGCCGTTCGCTCGCGCGTTGACTATGTCGTCGTATGTCGTGATGGCCCCGACCTCGCTCCGATGGAGATCGCGGAGTCGGCGAAGGAAGAAGTCACGCTTGCGTGCGAACGGCGAATAGTCGTACACGTAGGGCATCTCGCGTGTGATGCCGACCCGGTCCTTGTCGAGGCCGTCGAGGAGCAGACCCTTGCCGGGGAGCATCCATCCCACGAACTGCCCCTCCGGTCCCATCGCGGGTTGGCGGATGCCCGCCTTGTCCCATGCCGGGGCCATCATTCGCGCCGACAGACCGAGGTCGAGCAGCTTCGTCGCAATCTGATCGACGTCGGGGACCTTGCTCAACTGCGTCCTCCTCGGACATGGGTCCGAGCGCACGACCGCAGGGCGTGGGGACGCACGCGGAGATGCGCTCGGAGGGCTAGATCAGGGACGTGAAGCGGTTCGCGGGGACACCACGCGAACGTGATGCCTTATACCCTCACCGTGCCGGGTCAGTCAAGGACCGGCGGGACGTGATAGTGATTCTCGTGCCTAGCCTCACGCACATACGCGACCGTCTGCTGGTACCGGATCCGCAACTCGTACGGATTGGCCTGCTCACGCTCAAGCCGTAGTGCGTTCGTCCGGATGATCCGGTCGGCATCGCGATCGCGGCCAGTGCGGTTCCAGAAGCGATAGCAGGTGTTGCACCGCCCCTGTCTCAGCCGCCCGCGTTGCTGCCGACAGTTTGAGCACGTCCCCACGGAGCGTCATTCTACCCGCAGCCGTTTCTCCCGCTCGTAGTGCTCACGCCTGGCCTTGTCGAACGTCGACTGCGACACCACGGCATCCGGTGATCGCTCCGGCTGGTCGGCCAGTGGCCCGAAAGCGCGCAGCGCGAGGTCGATGTGCGTCGCAGCCGATCGGAGATGGCTGACGGCCCTGGCGCACCGCCGGCGAGCTGCCTCGTTCTCCCGGTCCAGGACCGCGCTCTCGGTCGCCGATCCTGGCGCTGACGTGACGTGCACCTCACTGCTACCCAGCGTCAGCAACGCCTCATGCTCGGCGCTGTAGACGAGGGCGAGCGCGTGCGCGCGGACGACGAGCTCCCGGACCTCACGGCGTACGGCTCGTGGCTGGGGCAGGACGTCGGGCGTGCGGGAGCGGTCCCCTCGTCGACCACCTCCCCCAGGGGACCGCTCCACATCCTGCGCCATCGTCATTCGGCGCCTTCGTCGGTGCCGCTGAGCTCCTGCTGCTCCGGCTCGGGCGGTGCCTCCTCAACGTCGACCACCTCGAACGTCGACACGTCGAGCGTGAGGATCAGCGTCTCCTCGACGTTGCCGTGCCATCGTCGCGGGTGAACACCCCACCCACCCCGAAGTTGACGGTCTCCTTCGTGATGGGCATTTCGTTGTACGTCCTCATCCATCCCTCCCTGTCATGCACACCCGGCCCAGCCGGCCGAGCTATTCCACGTCCCGAGCGAGCGCGCCATCCGCACCGAGACGACCGCCTGCGACAGCACGTTCGTCGCCGAGTCCTTCACGCCGATCGCACGGCCCCACGTTCGCCAGCGGGCGTCCCATCGGGAAGTGATGTGCTGGTACGTCCCGACGTGGCCGTCGCCCCCGTACGCGTCCTGCAGGTCGGCACCGCTCTCGCAATGCGCCACCGCGATTGCCGTGCGTGGCGATCCAGGTGCGTCGAACAGATGGGCGATGCACCACACGAGCTCCTCTCGCTGACCTACCTGGGTCCACGGGTGCCGTTCGGCGCACCGTGCGACCCTCGGTCTATCCTCCAAACGCCGGGCTTCTCCTGATGCCCCGGTGGCCGCTGTCACCCCTGTCGCCAACAGCACGGTGATGGCGGCCGCGTACACGACTGCTCGTTTCACGTTGATTAGGTTGAGTCCGCTACCCCCACAGGCTTTGCACTTCATGCTTCCTCCTCGGCTAGGGTGGCACGGGCTCGGTCAAGCGCCTGCTCACAACGCGACGGGAACTTCATCGGCTCATCCCGTTGCTCGGTCGACAGTCGGTCATGCGTCACCGTCCACGAACACGCGCACGCAGGGCGCCTCGGTCGTGTACCGCTTGCGCGCGGTCAGCGTCGTCACCTGCGAGTCGTCGCGGAACACCCCGGCATCGGTCATGCCGTCGAGAACGGCTCGAGCGAGCTTGTCGACGTCGGGCTTCACGATCGGTACGCCAGCCTTCGGCCGCTGCGGCCGTCGCAGGAAGAACATCAGCGTGATGCGCACCGGGCCGAGCTCGGGACCATCGCCGTTCAGCTCGGCGCGCGCCGCGTCGATGACCGCCGACCGCCACGACCGCAGCGTCGACTTGTTGTCATCGACGACGACCGCCCGGTTCTTCACGACGAACGCGCGCTTCGATCCCTGGGGGATCGGGTCGCCGAAGACCTGGAAGGCCAGCGATCTCATGCTCCACGCCTCCACCGTTCGGCCGCGGGCTTCCGCAGCTCCTCACCCCGCCGTTCCGCGGCGATGTCGATGCACGCCCCTGCCATCGCTCGATACAGTTCGCGCACGGCGATCGCGTCATCGACGAACCCGGGCGACCGCTGGGGCGAACCGAACCAGTGCTTGCCGGTGTGCTCCTCGAGCAGGCAGCGTTCGCGCGGACACTTCACGCCCGCACCACCTCCACGCGACAGACCGGGCAGACGAGCATCCCGTCGACCTGCACTGGTGGCTTGTCGGTGCCGAGGCAGGTGCCGTGCATCCGCAGCCGGGCGAGCGTCGCCGTCTTCACGCGCTGCCAGTCGGCGTCCTGATCGGCGATCTCGGCCTCGCGCTCTCTGCGCTTGCGGTCGGGGTCGACCATCGCGCGGACCTTCGCGCGGATGTCGTCGGGCATCGCGGAGACGAACTCCTCGGCCGAGGGCAGCGCGGGGCGATCTCGTTCGGCGGTCTCGACGTGGATGTCGTGCGCGACCTCGTAGAGCTGGGCGATCGAGGGCGGCTTGACGAGCTCGGCGCGGGCGCGCTCGATCACGGCCTCGGCGATGTCCAGCCCCATACGGTCGAGCGACTCGGCGATGGCGACCACGCTCATCTCACTCACCGGCCACCCTGGGTAGCTCGCCAACAGGCGCAGCGCCAGAGCTCGTGCTTCCTCGGTCACCATTCGCGTTCACCCCCTCGATCAGGTCGCGGGCCATGCGATCGAGCGGGTGGTTCGTCGCCGGGCCGACGCGCGCCGGATTGGCGAGCCGCGCCCAATGCTTCACAACGGCCGGGCCGCTGATCGTCGCGTCGTGCATGTGCCCCGACCAGTTGCGCGCGCGCCGTTCGACCTCGGTCGGGGTCACGTCGGGCGCGACCTTTCGCAGCTCGTTCGCCTTGACGCAGAGCGTTCGCATGTGGGAGGCCGGGACCTCGAGCGGGTTGCCCCCTTCGATGCGGGCCAGGGTGTCGGCGATCACGTCGCGCTCACGCGGCGTGACTCCTTTCCCTTCCTTTCCCTTCCTTTCCCTTCCTTTCCCTTCCAGCGGTGAGGGCTCAGTGAGGACTCCCTGACCGTTCGGTGAGGGCGCGCTGAATAGACCGGGAGGAGGGATGACGCTGGGCGTCGGTCGGTTGACGCGCTGGTGATCCGCGAAACCGAGGATTTGGATACACGCTCGGCCGCCCATCTCGTACCGGAGGATGCGCTCGTGATCGGCGAGCTCGGCCAGCAGCGCGGCGATGTTCACTCGGTCGTCGTCGCCGAAGGCGAGCCCTCGAATCTTCGCGCCCTGGTCGTACAGCCGGCCCTCGTCGTCGGCCTGGGTCAGCAGTGACAGCAGCAGCAGCCGCGCCGGGATCGACAGCGGCGTGATGCTCGGATGGGTGAAGAAGTCCGGCTTGACCGTGCGGATCCGGCTCATAGCTGCATCGCCGCCTGGTCTCCGGTCACGCCGTCGAGCCGCGCGACGTCACGCCGGGCGCAGTCGCGGCAGACCCGCCGACGGGTACGAACGAGGAACCGAGACTGCGTCACGACGTCGCGCCACTCGGTGCGTTCCTCGAGGAGGTCGCGGCGTTCAACGAGACGTGCGCCGACGTGGGCGGGGTGCGAACAGATCGCCGCCGTCACGTCGCGGCCTTCTTCGCGGTGCCACACTTGGTACAGCGGAGCTCACCCTCCGACCGCTTCCACGACGGGTGTGAGCAGGGTGGTGAGGAGTCCCCGGCGCCTTTCGCTCGCCTTCCCCTTACGGGCTCGGGCTCCGGGGACTCCTCTGCCGCCGCAACTTCCCCAAGAGCGGCGGACGTTCCAAGTTCGTCGCGGACCGCCGTCCACCTGTCGATCAGGGTGGACGCGTCCTCGCGGTTGAGCTGCTTGTACGAGTCCACGTTCGCCATCGCGTGACCCTCGTCGTGCGACATCCCGATCTCGCGCTCGAGCTGGTGCAACAGGCCGACCTGTTCGTTCGTGGCCGGTCCCTCCGGGTCGGCGAAGTCGAAGCCGGCCATGACCAGTGCGGCGCCGAGGCAGGACCGCAGCGCGTTCCGCATCGCCCGTGTCTGGGCCATCGCCCGCAGCGTGTGGTCGTCGGCGTTACGCCGCGGTTGTTCCTTGCGCGTGCACATCGCCTCGGCCGATCCGACCACGTCGCCGTCGCGGGTCCGCACGATAGCCCTTGCCTCCCAACCGTTCTCGACCGGCCGAGTCCACTCGACGAACGGCGTCAGCCCATACGTCATGGCGAGCAGCGACCAAGCGGGGAACCCGAAGAAGTCGCGGTTATTGAACCGGGTCACGAATCCACGGTCGCGGGCGATGTCGATGACGTCGCGGACGTTCCGCTCGACGCTCTCGAGCATCGCGCGTGTGTCGCCGGTTCCGACGATCTGCGACAGGGCATCGTCGCGACGCTCGATGGCGGCGGGCTCGCTCATGCGTCCCCCACGTTTTGACCCGGGGACGGAGGCCAGGGGAGTCGCCCGACCCCCGCCACCCGGGGTGAAAAAAGGCATCTTGAGGCCCTGTCGCGGCAGCACAGCCTCACGCCCGGGGTCCGCGACCCCCCGATACCGCCGTTCACGACAGCGGCACGCATCACGAGTCATCCCCGGCGGGGGCGGGCGCAGCTACGAGCGCGGTCACGCCCGCCCCCTCGGTCTCGATCGCGCCTGCGTCGACCGGGGAATCCTCGACGAGGGAGGCCGGTCCCTGGCTAGCATCGGTCTGGGCCTCCCCCGCCAAGTCGAGCACCGGCTGCACCGGAGACCGACCCAGCAGGTCGACGCCGAACGGCCGGGAGATGTCCTTCCGCTTGCGCCACTCGCGCACGTCGACCGCGAGCGTCACCGCTTCCCACCCGATCTCAAGGTCGACCCAATACAGCTCGCACCGAGCCTGGCCGACGGGCAGGTGCATCACGAGCCCCTGCGTGCGGTCGACCGCGCGCATCCCGATCCACTGTTCGGCGTCGGCGTCCCACATCCACTCCGCGTTGGCGTAGATGGCGAGCTGGATCGCGATCTCAAGCCACGAATAGTCGAGCCCAGCGGCGGTCTTCACGTCGGCGATGTAGAGCCCTGGATGCCACTGCACGATTCGATCAAGCGTCCCGGCCACGCCGAGATCAGGAAGGCACACGATCTGCTCGACCATCGACGGCGCAACGCTCACCCTGCGTACCGCGAGCGCCGCATGGTACGCCTCGAGGTCTCGGTCCCACGGCGACGGCACCTCCGGGGCCTCGCCCCGGTCGGACTGCGCGGTCCACTCGTGCAGCGCCGTGCCCATGTTCCGGCCGCTCGAGCCCCCGGCGTACTCGATCGCGTCCTGCGCGACCTCGTTGAGTTGCTTCTTCCCGGTGTCGAGCGGCAGCGCCGACGCGAGCGCGCGCAGGTCGTCGCGCGTGGCGACGCCCTTGACGGCCATGCGGAGTTTCCAGTCGACGAGGCCCCACGGGTCCGACAGCGTGTTCGCTAGGGTCGTCGCCCGCGTCCACGCGCGCTCCTCGCCGGTGACGGGATCGGGTAGGAGGTATCGACCCCACCTGTCCCTACGCGGCTCGCTCACGACTTCACCGGCTCGTGTTCCTTGACCTCGTCTCGCACGATTTCGAGCGTCCGCGCCATGCCCCTCAAGGTCGAGATCACCCGATCGAAGTCGTGCCCCTCGGCCCTCGTCCACGGGACCCAGACGGTGATTGCCGATGAGTCGTCGTCGTCCTCACGGTGCAGGAATGGGAACCCGAGGTAGAGGCGAACGGCGTGGAACGTGATGCCCCCGAGCCCGTGATCGTCCATCGGCATCGACTTGGTGACGTGCTCGATGCGGTCGGTGAGCTCCTCGGCGTAGACGTTGACCCTCATGACTCGAGCTCCTCGCGGATCGCGGCCAGTAGCTCGTCGGCATCGCGTGGTGATCCAAGTCGGTCGGCGAGCCGGTTGAATGCTCGACGACGTCGCCCGCGGCAGACCTCGCAGTCGTCGGTCAGCGGGTCGTGGTCGAACGTCCAGTCGAAATCGCCGCGGGCCTCGTGGTCGTACACGCCGCCGTAGACGCGCAGAGATGGCGCAGACCGTTTCGGGTCGTCCCATCCCGCGTGCCAGAGAGCGTCGCGCTCCATCCGGCGATACCGACCACCGCCCGCCACGACGACGTAGACCACGGCGCCGATGGCGATGCAGACCAGGAACGCCGCCCACGACAGCGCCGGGCTCATGCGACCCTCTGATTCGCCAGGTACAGGAGCTCGATCCGCGACCGCACGCCGAACTTCCGCATGACCGCGCTGAGGTGCTCGCGCGCGGTGTAGAACGAGATGCAGCACGCGACGGCGATCTGATCTAGCGAGTGACCACGGAGGAACAGCTCGAACACGCGGCGCTCGGTCGGCGACAGGACGATCACCGGAGCACCTCCGCGTCGCACTCGATGCAAATGCCATCGGCGACCGAATCGTCCTCGCACATCGGACGCTCGCAGAGCGAACACCAGTCCATCGCCGACGCCGTGCAGAACTCACACGTCGGCGGGACGTACTCGTCGATCGCCTGCTCGATGCGCGCGATCGCCCGGTTCTCCTGGGCGATCTCCTCGTCGAGCTCGGCTCGTGTGCGGACGCCAGCGAGCGGGGTGAACCCGACCTTGCGGAGGAGATGATGCATCACGCGATCCGCCGGGCTGGGTTGACGGAGTACCACTCGGCATCGGGACCGAGGCACCACCAGCGGCACGGTGACCAGCCGCAGTGATCGCAGCGATGACGTGCTGGCGCTGCGGCCGCCACCACTCGCCGCCCCTCACGTACCTGGAACAGGTGCCGCCCTCCGAGCCGGCGCTCTCGCCCAGCCTCGCCGGCGTCGCGCGCAGTGTCGAAGGGTCCCATGGTCACGTCGTGCCACGGGTTCGGGACCCGGCCCTCCACGTACCAGCCGTCGCCGCCGGCATACCGCGCGGTGCCGCCATCCTGGGTCAGGGTCATGCCCCCAGCCCTCGCTCCGAAATGCCCAGCACCTCATCCTTCAGCGTGCTCATGCGTTGACCTCCTCGTCCTCGCGAATCGTGATGTCGGCCAGCACCCCGTACAGGTGGCGGGCTTGGTCGAACGCGTCGTAGATGTCGTCCGCCCAGATGATGCCCGAGCCGAGGTGCTGGCCCTTGAACGTGGCCACGTACAGGTAGGTCATGCCTGCCCCTTCCGGATTGATACCGGGCACCGCCGGCACGGGAAGCGAGAACACATGAGCGGGTAGGTCATGGTGCCGCCGCCGCCTCAGCCCGGTCGAGTGTCGCCTCGATGGCGTCGAGTTGATCCTGCTGCTCAAGCATCGAGTCGGCGAGCGCGTTGAGCATGGCGTAGACCTCGCCGAGTCGACCGCCCAATGCCAGCCGGAGCTCGGCCGGGGTCGGCTCCTGCAGGTGGTCGATGATCGGTCGCGCGGCGTCGGCCTTGCAGTCCTCACGAATCAGCTCGAGCCGCTCGCGCGTGTTCACGCTGACACCTCGTCGGGCTCCTCGGTCAGCAGCGCCGCCAGCTCGTCGAAGTCCATCTCGAGGGCGCGCGCGAGCTTGCGGATCGTGGACGGATACGGCCTGGCCGTCGCGCCACGCTCGATGTCCGAGACGGTCTCGACGGTGAGGTCAGCGCGCTGGGCGAGCTGCCGCTGCGAGAGGCCGCGGGCACCTCGGAGCCTTGCGAGTGCGGGCATTGCTTGCATGGGTGGGTACCGTACTCGCCCACGGGCGAGCAGTCAACCCCTCACCGGGTATGGATTTGACTATCTGGGAGGAATCCCCCAGACTACGTACCCCATTCCCCAGGGAGGGCGAGGGCCGATGGACCGAGAGACGTACCGACAGAAGCTCGCCGGACGACTCCGCGGAGCACGCGCCGAGAGCGGGCTGTCCCAGGTTCAGGTCGAGCAGGCGACCGGCATCGACACGTCGCGCCTGTCCAGGATCGAGAAGGGCGAGCGGGCGATCGAGATCGAAGACCTGCTCCTGCTCGCCGGGCTATACGATGTGCCGTTCGAGCGGTTCCTCGAGGTGGGAGCACCTCTTGGGAATCCGCCTTCGGCCACGCGGGCGTCCTCCAACGGTCAAACCCAAACCCAAGCGGCCTAGCCCAGCCTCCCCACCCGAACCACCTAACCGACCGATGCGCGCCGTAGCCCTTGTCGCCGATGACGTAGAGATGGAGGACCGCACCTTCCCCGCGGTGCTCCGTCGGTTCGACCGCCACCTTGATGTCCTCGGACGATCCGACGCCACACGGAGGAAGTACCGGTACGAGCTGCTCTGTTGGTGGACGGACTACCTGTTCCCGGCAGGGTTCGAGCTCGCCGACGTCCGCGCCCGGCATGTCGAGGAGTACCTCGGCGCCCTCCCCCGCAACGGGTCGAAACGGGGCGACGCCCTACGGGCGCTCCGCGCATTCTGTCGGTGGGCGCACATGAGCGGGGAGAAGGATGACGACCCAGCCGGACACATCCCCATCCCCCGGCCGAAGGTACCTCCGGCGCCGGACCTGTCCGACGACGAGCTGCGCCGGCTGCTCCGCGCCGCCTTCCGCCGTGAGCCTCGGCGAGGGTGGGCGATTCTGCTCTGCTACGTCACCGGCGCTCGGGTCGGGTCGCTGATGCAGGTGAAACCGGCCGACGTCCACCTCGGCCCGGACGCTCGCATTGACCTGCTCGAGGCCAAGGGTGGGAAGCCGTACAGCGTGCCGCTCGAGCGGACCGGAGTGATCGCGGCTCGGCACCTACTAAGCCGTGGGGGGCGCCCTGCAGAGCGTCCCCCCGGCGGACGAGCCCGCGCTGACGGACTCCCGAACCAGGATCGCTCGTTGTCCCGCCTGCAGGCTGGGGACCGATGCGATACGGGGCCTGGTGCCCCGGCTCCGTCATCTTACGCCCTCATCGGTGTCGGCGCCGAGCGGTTCCGTCAGTGGGTCCACGCCGCCGAGCAGGAGGCCGGCCTCGGCAGGGTCTGGCCGCATCTCCTGCGCCACGCGGCGTCGACTAGGGTCGCTCGGTCCTCAGATCCCGAGACCTGGCGGCGGTTCATGAACCACGCTGACCTGTCGCAGTGGGCGCGGTACGTGGCCGGGACCGACGAGCGGGTCCGGCGGGCCGTTCAGAGCCTCTGAGCCTCCCGGATGTGGGCAGGACTCCCAGCCCTGGGAATCAGCGCCAGGCCGATCCTGAGCCTTCCTGAGCCCCGCAATGGGGCAATGCGAAAGCGCCCGCCCCGACCGCCAGGGAGAACCACGGTCGAGACGGGCGCTGGGGCCGCGCGGAGCGCGACGATCAGGTGGCGTTGATGAAGTTGCCGTCGAGCTTGGCCGCGAACCGCTGCCCGAGCTCGATCGCGTGCGACTTGTCGCGGTACTGCTCCGAGGTGAACAGCGTCTCGCCGTTGGCCGCGACGATGGTCACGTAGAACTTCTGGCGGATCATGCGGCCGGAACGCTGCGCGACGATGCGGAAGTCACTCACCCGGCTGCGGCCCGAGGCTGTTCGAGTCGCGGGACGCGATGAAGGTGATGACCCAGCCGATGACCGCCGAGACGCCGGTCGCCCACGTGGGGGCCTCGGTGCCGTACAGGACGGCGACGATCGCTGCCCACAGGCCGAGCCACACCTCGGTCGGCCGGGACTTGAGAAACGCGATGATGCGCTTGAGCATGGAACCCCTCCTCGCTAACAGAACGGTGGTGGCGTGTTCGGTGGAACGCACGGCGGGAAGGTCTGGGTCACGGTGGCCGTCTCGGTGACGATTGGCGGCGGCACGGTCGCCGTCGCCGCGACCTCCTCGACGATCTCCATCACGGAACGGAGCGACTGACCGAGCGCGCTCGCCATCTCGGGCTCGTTGGATCGAAAGGTCTGCTCACATCCGAACACGACATCGCCGGGGTCGGCGAAACACTGGTCGTTGCCTCGCCCGCCAACGATGCGCTCCCCGCCCTGGTCGTCCACGGCGAATAGCCGATCGCGTCCACGGCCACCGCGCAGCACGTCACGGCCACCGCCGCCCACCGCCACGTCGCGCCCCTTGCCGGCTCGGAGCACATCGTTGCCCGCGGCACCGTGGATGAAGTCGTTGCCCGGCAAGGCACACAGGACGTTCGCGCCCGCGGTCCCGGTCTTCACGTCGCGCTCGGGAGTCCCGGTCCATGTGCAAGGTGATGGTGCCCTCGAGGACTCCCCACCAGCAGCGACCAGGGCGAGGGACGCGATCGTTGCCAGGACGAGGGAGATCAGTGACCATCGCACTCGGGCGGCACCTCCTGGGGTGGGGGACCCAGCGGCAGACCGAGGACTCGACGTATGTCGGCGAGGTCTTCGTGGGTCCGTAGCTCCGAGCGGATGATCTGACACCCGACCTCGAGCTGGGTCTCGTCCCCGGCGTTGGACACGAGCGCCTGCACGATGATCGGACCCGAGATCGCGCCGAACACGACGACGATCGTGAGGACGAGGACCCAGGTCCGAAGGCGCGCGATCCTACGCTCGGGAGTCATCGCACGATGACGGCGACGGTGGACGCGAAGAAGCTGCCGACGATGGCCGAGGCGAGGGTGCCGATGAGCATCCGTCGTATCCACTTGATCTCGTCCCGGCTCTCGGCGCGGAAGTCCACGAACGCCACCTCGATCCCCTTGACGTTCGTCTGCAGGACGAGCACGTCGTCGTGGAGGCGGGCGAGCTCCTCCTCGTTCACCCCTACCCCTTCAGGCGGAAGCTCGCGTGCCAGGACTCACCGGAGACGGCGTAGTGCCAGCCCTCGAGGAGAAGACAGACCTTGATCCGCGCGCGCCGCGCAAGGCTCTGGCCGGAGTGGATGTCGACGGCGAGCCCCTCACAGTGCAGCGAGCCGTCGGGGTCGGCGTACCGGCCCGGCTGATCGCTGTTCTCGTAGAGGGTCTTCTGCAGCGAGTAGCTGCGGAAGCCGACGCCGGTGAGCTTGATGGGGAGGGTGCGGCCCTTGCGGCGCAGGCGTCGCGGAGTCGCTCGCACCGCCGCCGCCTTGAATGCGCGAAGGGCCGGGCCTTGCAGCGTAACGGTGCTGCCGTCCTCCTGCTTCCATGAGTGGAGGTTCGGCGGCGCCTGCACACGCCCAGGGTTGCGGACGGTGATGGTCCCGTACTTCGTGGCGAAGTCACCATCCTGGTAGTTGCTCACGGTGGTCCCCCTGTCTAGGCGACGGACAGCTTGAACGCGGCGACGGTGACGCCGGTCACGGCCGAGTAGGTGACGGTGACGGTCGTCCCGAATCGCGCCGTGGGGAACGGCCCGATCATCATGTCGCCGGTGGTCGCCGGGATCGTCACGACCTGGTTGTGGTCGAACCCCTGGTCGCAGAGCTTCGTCGAGTCGATGGTGACGTCGCGCGTCGCCGCGTTCGTGTTCTTCACATGCAGGAACGTGCGCCCGTCGTTGACGAACGTGTCGGGGCCGACGGCCGCGGCGTAGTCGGCGCCCTCGCCGTCGAGGTCGATGGTCTGGATAGCGATGACTGCCACGCTGCCCTCCTATGGTGAGAGCTTCGCTCCCCAAAGGGTCGAGTGGGTTCGGACGATGCTCGCGGTTGCGTTGGATGAGGTCTGCGCCCACCGGAATGTCACGACGCCCGCCGTGCCGCCCTGAATATAGAGAGCCTCGATGAGGTAAAGGTTGTTGCTAGCGAAGGTTGAAGTGGTGGTGGAGTTAGCGTCCGAGGTGGTGAACTCGCCGGGTTGCTGAACGTATTGAGTGCCCCCGGAGTGCACCCCGATCTCGACGAAGTTCATCGTGCCACCGGAGGGGAACGAGAAGGAATGTTTTTGGCCCCCGGCACCCGGCTGCACACGAAGTTGCAGATGAAACTTCCAGACCTCATTAGCTGGGATGGACGGGGTGAACAGATGGGTGTCATCCACGAAAGCCGTCGATGATGTGACCGATTGGTCGGCGGTCTTCCGGGCGATGGGGTGCATCATCGCGAGCAGGTTGTCGCGTACGCCCGAGTTCCACATGGCCGCCGGTGCGACGACACCAGTGACGGCCGTGTCAGGCGTGGTGTAGGCCATCGGCCCCCCTCACCAGTACCAGCGTGTGTCGACGCCCCATGCAGACTGCCCCCAAATCCAGTAGTCGGTAGCGCGATCGAGCGGCGACAGGTTCCACACGATGTCCCAGGCGCCCTGGCGGATCACCTCGGCGCTGCCCTCGATGAACGAGTCCTGCGAGATCGTGCCGCCCCCGACCGACGTCTTCCGGGCGCGCACCTTGTCGTGAAGCTCGCGGGGCAGGATGTGCGGCCACTGGATGTCCTGGCCCCTAGCCGAGCTCAGATCGAGCGTGGTGATGCGCAGCGCCGGTTCGGAGAACCGCGTCACGAGGTACTCGGCCTTGGACTGTTGCTCGTTCTCGTCTTCATGAAACGTCGACTGCACGAGCGTCCTGCGGAAGAACCGATCCTGGCTCGTGAGGTCTTCGGCCGTCCCGTCCGCGTTGCCGGGCGCCGTGACCTTGACGTCGTTCCATATCTGCGAGTCGTCGAACGAGGTCGTCAGCTCGAGGTAGTCCTTCTCGAGACCGGAGTCTCCCCAGGTCAGATTCACGTCGTCGAGCGCCACAGTTATCGGCTTGGTCCGATCGAGGAACGTGATCTTGCCGTCGCGCGAGACGAACAGGATGCCGCCCTCAGTGGCCTCGACGGCCTGCAGGGCAGTCAGCGCGGGCTGGTCGACGTACGTCACGGCCTGCACGGTCGACAGCCCCGTGTCGATGGCACGGTCGGCGGCCGGCCATCCGATCGCGTCGAGGATGGCACCGACCCGTGCGCCAGAGGACTCGGCCGAGCGCACCGTGCTCACCTTCGCCAGTGCGAGCACCTTGAATGCATCGACGGCGTGGATCTCGACGTAGGCGATCCCGGCGGGTCCGGGTGTCCACGACCGCGGGTAGGACTCGATGTAACCGTTGAACCGGTCGTACGTCACGCCCTGCCACGTCCCGCGCACCCGCATCCGCCGCATCGGCAGGACGTTCCCCGCGTAGGGCGAGCCGAGGTTCGTCGTGTCGAAGTAGCCGTCCGGGTCGCGCAGCCGCGTGACGCACTTGGCCGCCTCCACGCGGTCGAGCTCGTGGTTGCGCCCACGCGTGATCCGCGTCGAGATGTGCTGCGCCGACACGTCGGTGTATACCGGGGTGTCCGTCGGGTCGCCGAACGCGATCTCGCAGGTGACGGTCGGCAGGCTCACGGGATACCGGCGGTCACGTTGCGGATGCCGTGCTTCTGCAGCTCGCGCAGCAGGATGCCGGCGACCTCCTCGATCCCGCCGGGGCCGACGACGGTGCCGATGCTCACGTTCAGCGTGGGACCGCCGAAGCCCATCTCGTTGTTGACGCCCGAGAACACCTCGCCCTTGTGGACGAGCGCCATGCCGGTGCGCTCGACGACGCCGCCGTGCTGGAAATCACCGCCGGTCTGGAAGCCGCCTTCGGTGATGACGCCGATGTGCGTAGTCACGTTGCTGGGAATGTTGTTCAGCTCGCGGATGTACGACTGCACCCGCCGGAGCAGGTCGTCGACCACGCTGTCCTGAATCCCGAACTGATCGGCGAGCTCTTTGACCTTCTGCTTGACGGCCTTCTGGGTCTCCCCCGAGTCGGCTAGCTCCTTGCCGTAGGACAGCACCGAATCCTCGAGCCCGACCTGCGCCTCAAGGGCGTCGAGCACGGCTTGCTCGTACGCCTTCGTGTCCTCACGACCAGCGCGCTCGAGCCGGTTGAGCTCCTTCTGGGCCTCGGTCACATCGCTCGCCGAGTCGAGGATCCCGAGGTAGCTATCGGTCAGCGCCAACGTCGCAAGCCGCTGCTCACGCTGGGCATCGGTCAGAGCGCGTGTCGCGTTCTCGGTGAGCTTGTTGGCCTCGGCCGCAGTGTCCATGGCCTCGGCGAACTTCCCGCGGTAGAAGTCGGAGAGATCACCCACAACGCCACGTTGCGTTTCCAACGAGTCCGAGGAGTGGTCGTTGATATCGACGAAATGCCCGAGGACTGGGATCGTGTCGATGACGATGTCCGCATAGTCGCCGATGCTCTTGCCGCTCCCGTCGGCGCTGTTCTTCACCTGCTGGATGTCCTCGGACATCTGGACCAACGGCAACGCGGAGATCGCCTTCGCGGCCAGCTCGAACGCCGGGACCAGCGTAAGCGCCACATCAGCGAGGCCCTCGAGCGCCGGGATCAGCGCGGCACCGACCTGCTCCTGGACATCGCCCATCTTCGAGCTGAGGATCGCCATCTGACCGGCGAACGTGTCGCCAGCCGCCTCGGCTGCGCCACCGAACTCCTTGGTGAGCTCACCGAGGATGATCTTCTGCGCGCCCATCAGGTCGCCTGATTCGACGAGCGAGGCGATGGTGTCGCGCTGTCCCTGCGTGAAGGAGACGCCGACACGTCGCAGCGCGGTCATGCCGCTGATCGGATCGTTCAGTGCCTTGCCCAGCGAGAGCGTCGCCGACTTGAGCTGCTCGGACGAGGGCACCGCCCCCTGGTTGAGCGCCGTCGCCATGTCGAGGATCGCGCCCTGAGCCTGGTTGAAGATGTCGTTGCCCTTGCCGACCTCGTTGTGGACGGCGCGGAACGTGAGCAGGAGGTTCGAAGATGCCTGGATCGCTTCGTCATCGACACCCGTCATGTCACGGAGGCGCCCGGATAGTCCGACGATCTGGTCGGCGGTGACGTTGGCCGAGCCGCCCGTCGATTTCAGGACAGCCTCGGTCTGGGCCATGATCTGCTGGGATTCGGAGAACGCCTTCACCGAGTCCACGCCGAACTTGATGACCGCGGCACCGGCGGCGGCAGCAGCGATCGGCATGAGAGAGCCGAACGTCGTTGAGAAGATGCTGCCGGTCTTAGCCGTGGTTCCCTGCATCGTCGTGTGCCCACGGTCGATCTGACCCTGGGCGGCGAGGACCGACCGAGCGTCTGCGAGGTACGTGATTGTCAGTGCTCTGCCAGCCACGTATATCCTCCTCGGCGTGGACGTGAGAAAGAGCGAGATCGTGATCCCGTGGTGGGCCTTGGTCCTGGCCCTGCTGGTCGTCGGCTCGACCGGCCTATGGATCGGGTTGCGCGCCTAGGCGAACCAGCCGTACGCACCGATGATGTCGCGGAGTTCGGCCTCGACGATGAGCGCGATCACCGGCTCCTGCATCTCGACAGCTAGTCCGGCGAAGCGCGGCGGTGACCCGTAGCGGTTGAACCCGCTGAACTTCCCTCGCGTGCCCCATTCCGCCCCACCTGAGTAAGGCACGGACGAGACCACGCTGGCCGTCGTCCCCCGCACGCTCACCTTGTATCCGCCAGCGAGGGCACCCGAGAGGCGCGGCGCCAGCGCCGATGCCTGAGCGACGATCGGAACACCTGCGGCTTTCAACGCCCTCGGGATCTCACTAGGATACTTCCCTGCTGCAGCACGCACCGACGCGCGGAACGCGGTCAAGCCCTCGATCACGATGCCGCTGTCAGCCACGCGCCCTCACCCCCGCCTCACGTCGAAGCCGCTCGATCTCCTCGATCTGCTCGTTGTGATAGTCGACGAGCGCCTGCTGCACTTCGACCGGGGCATCCAGGATCGCAGTCGGCGCGAGATGCAGGTCGGCCGCTAGGACGGCGACGGACCAGGCAGCGGAACCGGGTCCGTAGGGTCCGCGGGTCCCTCGAGGGCTTCGAGTGTCACCTCCTCAACACCCTCGAGGAAGTCCTCGAACCCACCGACCGGACACTCGGCGCGGGTAAGCAACCGCCAGCAGTAGAACCCCGTCTGCTCCTCGCGGAACACG